GTCACCACCGACCTTCTCTCATCTTGCGGTCGGGGTCAGCGACATCGTTAACCGCTGACGGGGCGTGCATGGATCCGCGGACATTACCCGGGGAGGCGCTCGCGCTGAAGCTCAAACATCCTTTTTGGAGGTAGCTTGCAAGCACAACGATCGGACCATTGTGATTACATCAATATATATGCTTGTACACCAACGTGTGGGAATTGGTATGTAGAGGTCACGTTGGATAGTTACGCATTCATCGGTCCGCGTTGTAACGTTGTGGCATCGGCCACTTTCACCGGTCATCTCGAATTACTGTGATCGGGGTCGGCGAATTCGTTACTCGCCGACGGGGCGTGCAAAGACCCAACGCCACAGTGCGGTGTGGCTCCCTTAGTTTTGGGTACAGATTGAACAACCGCGGCACTGAGGTTGTTGGGGAGACGCCCACGCCGGATAAGCCGGCGCAGCGGTCAGATTGATAGGACGATAGGGCTCTGAAGGTCAGAGACACTCACAGGAAGGACGCCAAACTTCTAATTTGGATATCATTTCTTTCCCATCCAATTTGGAGGGCAGCCCGGGGCTGTGGCCCAGCCACTCTGAGAAGTGGAGAGCCGAAGCCGACGAATCTTCCGCCCACCATCATAATTCGTCGCGTTGCTGTGAGAGAGGAGACCGTGGCACGAAGTGCCTGACAATACTTGGGCCTGGCCGCTGTAACGTACTAATTCTTCTTTTAACAATGGCACACCTTATGCAGACAGTTTTTGTGAGTTGGTATGTTAGTAGTTTGTTGTCCGTGGCTAAGCAGACGTATCGGGTTAAGTCTGCATTGCTTTTTTGTTTGTTTGTTTGTTTGTTTGTTTCAGCCTTCATAACTGTCGGGTTCTGCACCCAACTGCTATTTGTCGCTTTCAAGAACCGACGACAGCGAAGGCAAACAAAAGTGGTCTCCAGGCAGCTGCAACTGCTGCCGGACATCACAGCATTTGGGGGCGCAAAGTGGATTCAGAAAAAGGCGCCGCAGAAGAAAGCCCCCATCCCCTCCAGTTCATCTGACACCGTGGAGGACTTGCCCTCACAGGCAACAACGCCGAAAACGCCTAAGCAGAAGGGCAAAAGTTCAGTCACGTTCGGCGTTCTTTATGATCCACAGGGTCCTACACATTGTGTATTCAAGAGCTTGACCTGGATCAGTAACTCCTTCAAATGTGCTAAAACCCGCAAAGCTTCCATTTTGTTGAAAGATCAACCTGGCGTGAAAATGTGCGATCTCGTCAAGGTCTTGGACCTGGTGGACTCCCCAGTGGGGGTCGGCTGGCATGACACCACCGTGGTGAGTGTTCGTACCGCCCGCTACAATATGCCGTACTTACTATTACGCAATGAAGGCGAGTTGTGGCATTGTGTTGTGGTGGATTATAAGTTCATGGAGAAGGCTGAGGAGACAGCCTTACAATCCCTGAAAATGGTCGCATCCACTGCCGCCGCCAGTGCCGCTGGCCCAGGTCCGTCTGAACCCCCTCCCGACGAAACACTGCCGGCCACATATCGGAAAGTGCGTCTGATACATGACAAGCAAGTGGCAACGGCACGTTGTTCCTCCTCTGGGGGTAGCAGTCTTTATGTGCGTTTCGACTGTTTCTTTATTGGTTGGGGCCCAATTATAGCAGGGTCAGTGATGGGACTGATGATCTTCACATACCTAGCTTACGACCCTTCTTTCTACTTGCAGATGTTGATCCAGTTTGTGGAGATGGAGGATGAGTTTGGATGTCCTGTTCCCAATATCCTCTCCTACTGCCTACAACATATAACATCGTGGATCACTGCTTTTCCTACGTTGTGGCGCCTGTACAACGCACTGTTATACTGTTGGCAACTGTGGCGCATTCGTTGGATGTTCCGTTCTTATCAGCGGGTGTTTGTGCAAGGAACGTGGCGACCTTTTTGTTTGATTCCACGCCAATCCAAAACCCGCGCAGGCTGCAACTGGATTCTCGCGTCCACCCAGTACAAGACTAGGGTCGGACCTGTATGTCCACGTTGCCATGGGGCCATAACGGAACACAGTACAGCTAACGAACTCGCATGTGTCGGCCCTCTGCCCGACCGGTTAGCTCTGTTTGATGGAGTGGGTTGTTTACGCGCCACTGAGGGCGCAATCACGTTAGGGGATACCATTGCAGCTTTCAATATTCAAACCCCTGGAGTTTTGGTCAACAGCAGGACCCACTCATGGACTAAAGTTGGCGTTATCTCAGAACGCGACAGAGCCCACCTAGGCATCTTGAGTGCTAACTTGTATGTTAGCGTACCGCGCCTACAACCCCAACCTTTCTGCATACCCGTATGGTGCCACCCCGATCACCATGAAGTGGTGCTGAATGCTTTTCGAATGGCCACCCGCACTAAGGTTACATCCTTGAACCAAGTGCAAACATGGCTCATCCCGTTAATGACTCCTAACAAGGACGGCCGATCCTTAAGCTATGACCGAGTTCTAGAACTTTCTATAACTATCATGAACGGCATAGTGGACGTCGAAGCGTTTGGAAACCACTCAACAGCCGGAAAATCCACCGGCATTGGCGTGGCACACGACCACCCTGACGCCGCGCATGTTGACTGGGGCTGCAACTGGTGCGGCCTCACCCCGCCGCGGAAGTTTAAGTGGTACCACAGGGTCTGCCCAACGTGTTGGCTGAAAATTCACAGCCTCCCTACAACGCCCTGGTTGCGAGCCTTTTGTTCCCACCTGCCAGTCCCGCCTTATGTTGGACCTATTGCTGACACCGCCGTGCCTATGCTTGCGCTGGATCGGGCCAACCCTAAACATCGCCCCCAGGCTGAGGGAACAGAAATCAAGGTGCGTTTGGAAGTACAACCATTCAAGATACAACTTGGGCCTTGGTTAGTCGGCTTGGCTACTTCCTTCAAGCGACCCACTCGCTTTGTGATCAACCAGTTCAACACGGTGGCAGGACTCAAAGGACGGATACTGTGCGAACGTCCGTTGGAGAGTAGTCCAGGTTTATGGCGCAGACTGATTTTGAATTTTGTGATGGATGACTGGAAGCCCCGATATCTTGACGCCAGCACTGTGGGCTCGACACTGGACATCTCTTTTAGGGACACCTACTTGGCAGATCTGACACCCAATGATCATGACATCATTCAGAGCCATTTCGGTCCCTACACACCAACAGCGTGGGTGTCGCACTTCATACCCCGCAGGAAATCGGCATTTGCTGTAGCCATACGCCAGTGGCTGCATGAAGGTGCAGCTTCCTACTCCCCCGGACATCCCTTTACTGTCGTCCTCAAACAGGAAAAGGGGGACGCAGGTTGCGGGTCGGAATGTACGTGGCCAGAGCAAAATCCTCGGGACCTCCTGGCACCATTCGACTTGCACCACTTGATTGTGGGCCGTTACACTAAGGCTATTTTTGAGGACTTGTGCCACAAGTATGGCGACATCACAGGTCCCGTAGTGTACGCCGGCCACCTCAAGCCACACCAAATCGACGATTGTATCAACTACAGATCCGACTCAACCGGCTATTCTTATGATGGGCGAATCTTCCTCGAGACTGATTTCTCTCAATTCGACAGCTCCTTCACAGAGGAGATCTTGAGGACGTTCGAAGACGTTTACGTAGCTATAGGCGTACCGGATGAAGTCATGCAAGTAATCAGGGGCTGGCGCGTTCCGACCCTGGAAACTCGAGTTGGTGTGTCGGCACGGGGGCGTGCCATGAATGCGTCTGGCAGAGACGACACTGCCTTACTCAACGCCCTCGTCAACATAATAGCCCAAAAACACGTCGCATCCCGACGCTCTGCTGACACTGACATGATCATCATGGGCGATGATGCCCTACTTCTGTCTACTTCAGATGACCTTGTCAACTTAACTAATTACTTCGCAGAATTAGGCCTTGTGGTTAAGGTGAAGCAGAACGCATGCTGCTGGTTTTCCGTGTTTTTGGGGCGAAGGCCTTACCCGGTAGCAGGCCGACTCTACTGGGGAAGAACGCTTGGCAGGGCTCTATATAAATACGCTTATTGTATGGACGGCTCCTGCAATCTTCAAGCCTGGCTCCTAGGCCTAGCGCAGGCATCACTACTCTCGGAAAGCCACGTTCCAATTCTATCTGATCATGCCCGCCTATACGAGAGGCTTTTGGGACGTTGTGGTAAGGTGACACCGTATGTGAGCGAGTCTTATAACAGCTGGATTAGAACAACTATAACGCCAAGCTATGACATAACCACTCTCCATATGGTCTCGACGGTGTACCAAATTTCCATGGACCAGATCACACAACATCTGACACTAGTGGCAGGAATAGCGCGCTTGCCATATTGTGTGGATGATGCTGTGATGCTGGCTATTACGAGCTTGGATGAATGTTAGGTGAGGTTGGGCGGCTTTGCCGCCCACCTCAGTTCTTTTCCCTTTGTGCCATAATTAAACATTACTGATGACGAGCTGGCCCCTCAGAAACCCTCAGGAGGTGTGGTGAGCCTTATCATGAGCACAAGGAAACCAAAAGCAAAACAATCCAAGCAAAAACCACAAGTTCCAGTACTTGTGTCGAAACCGAAGCAGCGGGCTATGGGAAGGAGGAGATCCCTCAAGCCTGCGTTTCGTGAACTCAGTGGCTTGGCTATGCATATAGCCGACCCAACTCGATGCAATTTGGTCAGGGTGCCCACAACCGACTATGCCCGGACTAGTACAGCACTACTAGATGACCAGGTCACAATTGCATCCACGAATAGCTCCCCGCCTGGCTTTTCGCAAACGTGCTTGAATGCCATATTTTACGGTCAGCCAGCTCGCTCTATGTTATGCTGGCAAACTCTTCAAGACCCTGACTCGACATTTACGTATAATTGCTATTTCGCAGGCCCGGGGGCTTCCACGTATTGGACCATCAAGTATAATAATGGTGATGATTATCCGTATGAACCGTCATCCGGTTGGTGGCCTTTAGTTGCAGCAACTAGTGAAGACACTAGTTCCCCTCATGGTCAAGTCCTACCGATAGGGCTGTCTGCAAATATTCCGTTCGTTTTTATGAACGCAGGGGACAAGTTCACTGGGGCAAATCCAACCGATTATCCTTTTGGATCAGGCGACTTAACGGCTAACTTGTGGTTCAATGTTTATCGCTGGTGTGGCAGGTACACACAACCTTGCCTTGTGCAAACCGGCAATATCAACTTCTCAGATGGCGAAGGGTTCTCGTATCTTTTTGTCGCTCCTACTGCGGGTTACTATGCTCTCAATTATGCCGGAGCATCCATCGTCAGCGGCACCTCTGTTACAGCAACATGGTACATTGTGGTGAATCTGGAGACCTACGCGAATGTGGGCTGGAGATTCTATCACCATGTCGATGCGGACGTGTTTGCTGGCGGTGACCCGAATATGTTGCTTAATGTGAGAGCGACAGCTTCCACATTACTCTTCACCAATGCGACATCCGCCCTTAACGCTCAAGGTTCTGTGGTTGCAGCCCGGATACGCTCTGTAGACGGACTCGACGTTACACAATCTATCTTGGCGAAGGCGGCAGAGAAGTATGAGGGGAATGCATCCAAGGGGATTTACACATTTAAGGAGTTTTCTGCATATGCTGAAGTGTTCCGGACCTGTGTGTTGCAATCCGGAGAAGTGGATGCAGCCCTCAACCCAGCGTACGACCTAGATTTCGACGATTACTATCATTACATTACTATGCAAGTACCCTCGGCAACTATCAACACTTTTAATGTGAGGTACTGCACGGCAATCGAGTTTAGGTTGGATTCGGCACGTTATGAACGATCCACGAGTGAGCAACAATATGAAGCATTAATCGCAGCACGTAAACTTATTAGTTCGAACCCTGAGTGGTTCTATGAAAATCCGCTTCATATGGCTCAGATTTATAATTTTATTCGTTCTTATGCAGGATCCGCATGGCGAGCCATCAAGACCGCCACGCCATACGCCACTGCACTTATGGGAGTTGCTAATCCCTCCCTCAATCCCGCTCTGTTGGCTTTAAACAGAGCGGTGCAGGGTCTGTGACCGGCCCGATTGGCAGGTCTTGTGATGCGCAACACAAGCCTGCCACTATTGGGGAAGGAAAACCCCGGAAGAAACCCGTGATCGAAGCGTTAATTGGTCGCCAGGGCCCC